TGTTTATCAGCATCTGAAAGTGGGAATGATGTGATGTCAGGCTTTGGAGTATCGCGTTCATTGAAAGTCATTAAAAACTTTCCTGCATTGCGTGCGCCCGTGAGTAACTTCTCCCAGTCACGTTTCATATCCCACTGCTGATCGGGTGGAATTTGCCCGTTAAAGAACGAAATAATGAATGAAGGGAATAAACCATTCATGATGTTATTCACGTGGTACATTCCTATCTGCCGCTCTAATTCAATATAATTTACCGCACTCCAATAGTCAGGGTTTGGGTATATCTGTCCGCTTGTATATGCAAATTTCCAAAGCACTTGCGATGGCTCTTGTACTGCCATGCTCGGATTGAACTTTGGAATGAATGTCGGTCTGTTTTTTTTCTTGCGTGTATTCGCCCAATCTTCGCTGTGATAAATTCCGATAACCTCTTCATCTTCCCCTTCAACCGCAATGCGACATTCCTCAAATGGTAAGTGCTTCAACTTTGCAATGGTCTTGCGGTCGTTTGAATAAATCACCACAACGAAATAACCACCGTATTTTTTGAAGTCATGTGACGCAGCATAGTATTGACCATAAACATCGAGCGCATCAACACGCTCCTGCCCTGTATTCGATGTAATTCCTTTGCCTGCAATCATGTCACCGATTGAAATACACAACGAACCATGCACTGGACTACTCTCTGAAAGCTCACGCAAGTATTGTGGGAATAAATTATTCACCCCAAAAGATACCCAGCCACCACGATCAACACGCTCAACCGAACTTACGGGAGTGTATTCTTGCAACTTTACATTGACTATGTTATTATCCATTGTAAATTATATCGTCTTGAATTGTTATTGTAGGCACATCGAAATAAACGCCTGAATCATTCAAATACAAATAACCACGCTCACATATACCAACAACGCTTGCGTTATTTGGATTAGTGTTGCTGTTTGAATTTTGACCATAAACATCATACCGATAACGCCCGGGTAAAGTTAGTCCAACTGTCGTAACTGTGAGTTCCGTATAGCGTTGGTTTTCCACAACAATAGGCGGCACTTGTGCTATTGAATTACCCACGTTTGAATTTTCTTCATGATAAATCAAAAGCAAATAATCGGTGAATGCAGTCGAATAGTATTGCCGTGCTTCATCGAGTGAAAGCCGTAATGTTTGCCCTGCTGTATTTGTATTTAGATAAACCATTGTATATAAAAAAGGTGGGCAGCGAGCCCACCCGTTTAATATTTATATCAATTTATTATTGAACTTCAGTTGTTGCACTTACTGTGTAACCAGCGGCAGCAAGAGTAGGGTCCTCTAACGTGTATGGCTGCGTTGGTTCGTCACTTGTAAATGTCAACTGATAGCCTTGAAAATCACCGTAAAGCGTTCCAGTCTGGAAAGTTCCTGCGGTCATGAATAGACCATTAGTTGTACCGAAAGCAATGATTTCACCGTTGTTTAATTCAACAAACAAACCAACACGAGCCTTTGCAAGTGCTTCAATTTCTTCACGCTTATTTGGTGTGATATTACGCAAGCTAAATGAAACGCTATGAGTATAGAATACCGTTCCGTTTTCAACTGACACGGTAGGATTGAAAGTAGCTGAAGCAGAATTTTTTGAAGGTGTATAACTATATACGGTTCCTGCGCCAGCTGTTAATTGAACAGGAGTTCCACTTATTGTATAAGTCAACTGATCAAAAGAACCGATATATATTGTTTTCACACCTCCGATGCTATCGTTACATCCGAGCGTAAATCCTGTGGTTAATGCTGTACAAGCCATGTTTTTATTTTATTAAGGGCGGCTATTACACCGCCCATGATTATTTGTTAATGATTAGAAATTAGCTCCCCAAGTTGCAATCTCAGTAGGGAAACCAATTTGAGCACCAGCGAAGAAACGAGCGCGGAAACGTACATTGTCTGAAGCGTCAAGGTCAGTCATGTCAAGAACTTTAACTTCATTCCAATCTGAAAGTACGTTGGTACCAAACCAAAGGTTAGACTTCTGAGCAATCAGCATGTGGTTTGCTGGAAGACCCGGGCAAACGTGCATCTGATAACCCAAGTATTGCTTTGGCATTTCAGGACCACCGTAAGTGTACCATCCATTTCCAGCACCAGCGTTAGCAATCATGTAGGCTTCCCATGCGTTCTGTGACAAATAGATGATAGGCTTTTCTTGTGAAGTCTTAACTCCCATCGGACAAGCACCAACAAGCAATCCAAGATTTGTAATGATGTTTGATGAATTTAATGTACCTGTACCAGCTGAAGGAGAAGCGTTAGCAGCAGCAATCAAAGTAACAAATCCATCGTATTCGCCCGGATTAGTTACGTCACCGTTCCAAATCAAAGTTTCATTGTTAGCAGCAGCACCGCCCAAAATTGTAGCGATTAAAGCATCTGTCAATGAAGTAGGAAGTTGACCGTTCTGAACTTCGGCAGCATCCCAGTCGTGCAACAAGTTGCCATTCTCAGCGCCTAAGTCACCTTTGCAGATTTGACGTTGAATCTGAAGTTTTTTGATTTCGAGAATTCTCTCGTCAAGTGTGATGTCACCAGTTGGTGTGAAGTCGCAAGTACCTTCTGCGAAAGTGATGTCATCAACGAGTCGACGAACGACTTGTTTGAAATCGACATTCTCTTTTACGGTGATGCCTGCGAGTGTCTCGTTTGACATGAATGCAGCGCGAATATATCCGCCTGCAACCTTACCTGAATAAGTTGTGGTAAGTGATGTGGTTGTAGCCATTTTTTATTAAAGTATTTTTTTTTTATTTATTTATTTTTTGAATCTGTGCGAAAACTTTCTCTTGGTATGTCATCGCATTCCAAGGCTTTGCAGGAGCATCGTTTGCGCTCAATGCCGCCTTCTTTTCTTTTACTGAAGTGGCAGCTGGTGCGCTCTTCAATGCAGCAAGTTCGGTGGCACTTACAACGGCTTCGTTCTTTGCCTTTGCGAGTTCCTCGTTTACCGCGTTAATCTCACCGCTCTTTGTAGCAAGCTCGTTTGTCAACACGCTGATTTTTTCAGACAACGATTTGATAGTTGCCATGAAGTCCTCAGTGCTCATTTCGGTCTCAACTTCAACCTCTTTTACTTCGGCAATTTTGCCATCCTCACCAACAATGAGAACTTTGCCGTCTTCAAGTGGGTATTCGCCAGCACCAACGGGGAAAGAATTTCCATCCGCATCTTTCATGTAGCAGTCACTACCAACACCGAAATCGTCAGCAGTTGTGTAAATCATATTGCCATCCGCAAGACGTGCTTCGGCTTCGAGCTTTACCTCGGTGTCGAATTTTACACCGTGCTCTTTTGGATCAATTCCGAATTTGTGGAATATGCCAAGGATTTGTTCTTTAAGATTCATTATAGTATTTTTTCCTATAACGGCAGAATCTCAATTTTACCCCCGACAAGTAGAAAAAAAATAGCGGAGCCGTTGCCCCGCCATTCTTATTAACCTAAATGCAATAACTAAAACAACAAACAATGAGTGACAAATTTATACCATTGAAAGCACCCGTTCAATCTCTTTTAATAACGAAGATTCAACACTCTGCACTTTCATTTCAACGGCTTCCTCAACGAACATTCCCTCGATGCTGAAACCTCTTATATTCCCTGACTTCACTTCATTCCACACGTTGTCATCGTCAACCTTTGCACCTATGAACCATGTACCATTGGGCAAGTCACTCAATCCGAGCGCAAGACTTTTGTCTGAATCGCCCTCTTTAAGCCATGATTCAACTATGGTCACGCCCGTTACTGGATATGCGTGTTGTAAATTAGTCGTATGATGCAAGTTCTTTTTGTAGAAATCATGCGCTAATGTCTCGATAGTTGCTTTGTCAAAAGTCATGTAATACTCTTCATTGTTTTTATCAATCCGAAGTATCAACTTTTCAGGAATTAAAGCTGCACCGTATAACATTCTGCGCTCGTTGTCCACGCTTGCTAACTTTATTTTGGTGCTCGATAACGCAACCCAATTTTCCTCGATGGCTGGCATATCAACAAGCCCCATCGCAGTAAGTCCTAACTTGCCATTTTCGTCAATGACGCATTTTACTATTCTTTTTTTATCCATTTTTTTATTAGTTTATTCGTGCTAAATCTCTAACCTTATCGCGTGCTTCAACCGCAGTACTAACGTCTTGCGCAAGTACATACGCCTTTGGTGTTTGGTCAGGTCTGTTTTGTAGGAACCCTAAATTCAAAGCGTTGAATGCAGGAACGCTCGGTTGACTTCCTCCACCTCCACCGCCTAATGATGGAATGCCACCACCTCCACCGCCTGAAATACCGCCGCCGCCTTCAAATTTTTGTGATGCAATTTTCGCCACATTCGCGATACCTGCGGCAACCGCCAAACCAGCGGCAATAAATGGTTGAGCTGGGAATAAAATTGTGGCTGGATTTGCAGCTGCTGCGGCAAATATAGATTGAGCACCCTTGTAAGTGTCAATCGTAGTCTGTGCAATACTTACCGCTTTTTGAATTTGAAACGCACGTTTAGCGGACGCTTCACTTTTCTTTGCGAATAATTCAGTAAATGATTGTATTGTACTTAATCCTGATTGTGCTGATGAAATTGTAAAATCCTGAATGCGTTGTTTACGGTCTAAATCCTCTTGCGCATATTTCTCTTTAATTGCATTTTGTTCTGACTCATACAATTCAGTTAATGCGGTAGTCTCTTGCCCTGCATTTTCAAGCATGGTTTTTTGCTCGAAGTATTTGTCATTGAGTGCCTGCATTTCAAGCTCTCGCGCACTTTTACCACGTTCATCAAGTCGTTGCTCAATATCTAATTGTATCGCTTCAACATCATCCGCTTGTTGTTGTTGTGCGGCACGGCTTAACTCATTTGCTTTCTGCCATATCGCAGCTAACCTGTCAGCAAGTGCTTGATTGTTCGCTTCAATTTCAGCGTCTTGATCAGCGTATAAATCAGCGATGAATTGAGCTTCATATTCGCGTTGCTCTCTCTCTTTTTGTCTGCGTTCTGCTGCTTTTTGTGCCGCTTCTTTTGCACGTTGTTCCGCTTCTTCTTGCGCCTTTTTTTCGCGTGCTTCTTTCTCAGATATGTCCTTTTGATTCTGTTCCGCTTGCCGTTCTATTCGTGCAGTCTCAATATCGAAAATAGCTTCTGATGCTGCCTTTCTTGCTTTGATTTGTTCATCGGTTAATTTGCCGTTGAGCTTATCAAT